AGCCATCAACCATACAAGTGTAACTATCTTCGTATGCAATTTGATAGGTTATTGGTGGCATACAACTATTTTGAATTGAACTACATAAAACCATAACTAAAACAATATTCATTCATTATCTTTCTTATTAATTTTATCTAATTTATCTTCTAGCTCTGTAATTTTTTTATTTGCTGAATCTAAATCTTGTTGTGAGTGCTCTAGTTTTTGTAGGCATCTTTTGTTTGCTGAGTCCTTAGATTTACCAGCATCTTGTAGCTCAGCTACTTCTTGTTTTAGAATACGAACTTGCTCTTTATATTCGTTAATCAGTTCTAGGTTTTCTGACATGAATTATTTTTTGTTGTTCCTAAAAACTTGAGTTCCCTTAATTCCAAAAATTGAAGCCACTACCAAAATCCAGAGATTTGAAAACCATGATGGAAGTGCTGCAAAATGTTCAAAGAAAATATTAACCTTGTCCATAGCTTGTGGATCATCTGACCATACTGCCCAAGCCAAAATTATTATTGGGAAACTTAGAATTAAAAGACAGAACTCATCCTTGTAATCATTCTGTCTAGCTTCTAATAACTTACCTTGATACTCAGTTTCGCCTTTTGCCATCTTAGTGGCTGCCATGTGCTGAGCATCTGCCATAGCCATTTTAGTTTCTTGTTTCTTTTTATAGATATGAGTACCAGCATTTAAAGCTAGTTTGACTGCACTTAACCACATAATGTTCTCCTATAATTTTGCTGATTGCATTTTTTTAGAAAGTTTATTTGCTCTGTTAGGTGTTTGCTTTGCCCATAAAGAGTCTAGCATTTGGAAACTTGCTTCTCCATAATCTTCATTATCAAGAGCTTTCCACATATTCTTAAACTTTGAAACTCCACCCTCACCAATTTGATACACCATATTAATTATAACTTCTTTAGCTGTATTGTTTATTGGTCTGTCAGCTATTAATCTTTCTGCTGCATCTAATGTTCTTTGAAAGTCTTTTTCAAAAACTACTTCACCCTCATCTTTTGTGTATTCTACATCATGTTCATAATCATCTTCTGGTGTTACTTTATGACCATAGAATATAGTATCAAAACCCTCTGAACATTTATAAATCTTATTTACATAACCCTCACAGGCTTTTATTTCATCTTTTACTTCTTCGTACATTTACATACCTCACAAATACAAATATCGTTATCCCAATGATGTGTGTGCAATTCCTGTTTACAATGGCATTTACAATTACAATCTTTACACTTTCTTTTTTTTCGTTTTTTATTCTTTAGTTCTTGACCAACATCAAAAGTTAAAACATCTTCAACTTTTTTTGTCATGCTATCAAGCCAACCAAAAAATTTGTAAATTAATTTGTCTATCATTTACTTAGCCTATCCATGTGGGAGTAAATACGACCAATAACTTTATCTAAATCCATTAGTTCTTGCTTAATCATCATTACGATTGCTTGTAATTCTACAACTGTAATAACAACCCAACTTGATATGCCTAATAAGATTGTGCCTAGTAAAGGCATTATCCAATTATTATTTTTCATTTAATACTCTTAATCATTTCTTTGTATGGATTAACTTTATCTCTTGTTTCAAAAGGTTTAGTTCCATTACAATAAGCTATTAGCTCTGCAAATTGAGGTAGAGGTTCAGAAGTTCTTATACCCTTACAAACTTTATATAATTCTATTTGTTGTTTTAAAGTTTCGTTTTGGGTTCTAATTCTATTTTGTTCATCACAATGTTTTTTAGATATACCTAAATATTTTCTAAAATTTAATCTTAGTTCATGGCTATTATTATCATAATCATTACTGATGCTATTTGTTCTATGGTCGTTTTCTCTTTTAGAGATACTTAAATCAACATCTCCATATCTACATTCATTACTACCATTATTTAAATACTCATTTCTTGCATGACCTGGTTTTACAAATATTACTAATAATAAAAATAGGATTATTAACATCCCTGTGAAATAATAATTCATTGTTAAGCTCCATAATTACCTTGATAAATCTCTTACTTCCCATTCAAGATCAGATAACTGACCACCCATGATTTCCATAATAGATTTACTTGTTTCAATAACACCATAGATATTTGAAATATCTTGATTACTTTTTTTAATAACTTCGTTTTGCTCATTTATTTTGTCTTGCAAAATAAACATGGCTTCTTTATTTGAATTAATTGTATTAGTTAAATTAAGAACATACTTAATCCCTGTAAAGCTACCAACTACGATAGATGCTACTACTGGTATTACAACAATGTTTGATTTTAATTTGTCTGCTATATTCATAATTAATTTCCATGATCTACCATCAGTAGTTCAATACCCATTTGTTTTTGTAATTTTGTTCTTGATCTGCCAATTCTTTGAATTGTGCCATCTTTATTTCTTTTAGTTCTATAGGTGTTTGTCTTAACATCTATCAATCTAATAGTTTGTCCATCATGGCTAACTGCTACCAAATCAAATGGACATTGTGGATCACAGCTTTTACTTATGTGCCAACCAGCTTTAGTTAAATTAACTATTTCCTGGTACTCTCCAATTGTGCCTTTGATATGTGTGTTTAGCTTAGTAGGTTTGCCACCAGGCTTAATAGACTTGATATGCTTATGGTTAAGATTACCCATGCTATCTTCTTTATATTTTTAATCTCTAAATCCAAATGGTGTAAGTGATTGTGTGTAATTGTTTCTAACTTTGCGTTAATAAGTTTCATCTCACCTTGTAATTTTATTATATCAATTGAGTTCTTTTGAGATTGAGTAGCCATTAATTCATTTCTCCAGCACCCACAGTAACTGCTCTTAATAGAGAAAATGCTTTGTTATAATCTTTCCAATCTTGAGTTAAATCTATAAATGCCTGAATACCTTTGTCGCTTGTCAAAGCTTCTGCAATAATTTTTGAGTTTTTAGATAAAGTTCTATCGCTGTACCAATTAACAAAACCATCTTTAATTGGAAATCCTTGACCAAAAAACTTAACTTTATTTTTAGATGCTTCTTCTGCAAATTTTAAATTACCAGCAGTTGATGATCCAGCCTTACCACTTTGTCCAGTTGCTTTTAATATTTCAGCAAAAGAAGTTACAGCTTGATTAACATTTTTTAATTTTATAGATGGATCTTTAGTTTTTGCTATTTCAAAAAGCATTTGTGAAAAATTAGCTTTTTTCTTAGGGTCAGTCATCAAAGCATTATATAAAATTGTACCTTGACTAAATCCACCATTTATATTTTTAGATTGTGATTTTAAAAATGCTTCATTAAAATATCCACTCACTACTTTTTCCCAAAGATTAGGTACACCACTTTTATTAATAGCTTTAGCCATTAACTCAATATCTTTTGGTGCAGCTTTAGTGTCTAAGAACTTCCACATCTTTGCAACAGTTCCAATATCTTCTGCTGTTTTAGCATCACCTAAACTTTTAAATAATTGTGTTATAGAACCTTTGGTAATAGGTTTTGCATATTCATCATTAAATTTAATATATGCTTTTTGTGCTTTCTCATAACTTTTATTCGTACTCATAAGTTTATCTAAAGACTCTTTCATAAACTTATATTTCTTAACAGCTTCTACAGATCCTGGTGTTTTATTAGCACTACCTAATATATTGTAATATGTATCTCTAATTTCTCTATACACATTGTGCATAGTTTGACCATTACCTTTAGTTTTATTTAAATTTTTAGCAAATTGTAAAATAGTTTTAGCATCACCAGGCTCTAAATCATTTGCTATTTTTTTCCAACTAATAACTAAATTATCTACTTTTTGTGAGTCATAGAAAAAATCTTTTAGTTCTCCACCACCAGCTTTTAGCCATGCTGTACTTCTTTGTGTTTGTAGTTCTAAGGCAGCTTTTTTTAATTGTGTATAATATTCAGCATCACTAACAAATCTTCTATTATTAATAATAAGTCCATTTTGCTTACCCCATTTTTCAATAAAATTTCTAAGCTTATCTGGTCTATCAGACCAAAACTTATCCATAACTTTATTACCAGCAATTGTAGATGTAACTTGACCTTCAACAGATTTTATAGA